CTAGAAAGGCCCCTCGTCCTTCGTTTTAACCAATGAGCAGGAGTCATAATGTATGGCAAATCAATCGAAGTTACAGAAAGTCTCCAATAAGGAGCTTGTTCAACGCATTGCGATTCTCGAAAGAGATCGCGATCGCATTGCTACATTGCTCTCTATCACAAGGCAGATCGTTCAAAACGTTACTGCCTTGGGTACGGGACTTTCATCGATTGCGTGTTTGACGACGTCGACAACGCGCACCTCTAAACAGGGTACGTCGCTGAGCATCTATTCGAACACAGCCGAGTCGTTTCCCATTGCCAAACTCGAGACACTCATGGATAATATTATCCATGATACCAAGAGTTGAGCATGAGAAACTTCATGGCACTATGCATTATGGTTCTCTTACGTTCCGGCGAAGCACTCGACATCGTCACGATGGCGAGGCAGCGCTGGCATCGGTTGAAACAGTTCTGGAAAGGATAACTCATGTTCAATCGCGTTCGCGAGCATGTGGAGTACGATCCCTCGTATGCCAAGTGGATAATTGAAGATGTTTGGTTTAAGCGTGACGCTGGTTCTGGCTTCTGCGCGGCTCCTTTTGAGTCGCGTATTGAAACCCCAGCTGAAACGCTTTACCCTCTTCGTTATTCCGCAGGGCGTATCGAGGATTATATCGTGCTCCCAAAGGTGAAACATCGATTCAGACGCAGAAATGTGTTTGGTAATTTGCCCATGGCTGTGAAGCCGGTGCATCATACCAGGGTGTCTATTAACAAGTTTAAAGATGTTAATGGTACCCCCACCCCTAATCAGGGTGATACTACATTTGTGCAACATCTGGATCAGTCAGATTCACTTTGCTTGCAAGAACGGACTCGCACTCAAACTTGTCCTCCGCTGGCGTTCCTTTGTAACCGTCTTGGAGCTAGCTACGTCAAGGATAATATCCTTGACAGTTTGCCTCGTTCCCATGACAGTTCGATTGGCTTCGCGCCAGTAGAATGGTCGTCCCTAATGGATCAATTTGATGAGCAATGTAAATCGCTCATACCCTCTAATTTCTTCGCAGGGGAGGCATTTGCTGAAGGTAGTATCTATTTAGATGCTATCAAGCTTGTGCTGCAACCGAAGAAGAGTATTGTCGGCTTCATAAAGAATGTCCAACGTAGAGGTCTCCATCGTCTGCGTCTCGGTGAGCTTAACCGGTATTACCGCAAGCTTTTCTCACGAAAAGCTTGGCTGGTTACCGATGATGCCATCGATACCGCAAACGATTTAGGGATGGCTAAGTTTGTGCTCAGGGAAGGTATTGACCGGCACCTTACATACAAGTTTGGTGTCGTGCCTGCTATACATGATGTTCGTAGTGCGATCGCTGCCCACAGTGATGTGGAGCAACGATTGCTTTATTTGAACTCACATAGAGGGCATTACATCCCCATTAGAGTTAAGAAGGGGTTTCCTGCCTCTTTTACACCTGGTTCCGCTTCTTCCCCGTATCTTGAGTTTCAGAGCGTCCTTAAAGACGCTTATACTGTTGCTCATGTATTCGGACAAGGTCGAATTCGGACGGACATTAACGAGTCTTCGAGGTGGCGCGCCTATGCAGAGTACTTCGGCCTTAACAAGGTCGTCGGTACAGCATGGGAACTCATCCCGTTTTCTTTCGTTGTTGATTGGTTCACTAACTCTCAGGAGGCGATCAATTCTTTGACTCGCATTCCTTTGGGTGAATCGCCATTCATGAACGTAACTTCAGTCGGGTATTCGTTTAAAAACGTCGCTCTTTATGATTATTTAATCATACCGGGCTACGATATAACGAATGGCTATCCCGACATGGAGCCAAGTTCACCGTTTCCCTGTTTTAGCTATGCTATAACAGATTATTCCAGGTTTCCTGGTTTTCCAGACACATCGTGGTTTGCTAATCTTTCAAACTTCGGTTCCTTCCACGCTATTACTGGAGGAGAACTTCTAATTCAGAAGTTCCTCTAGTAAATAGTATAGATTGGGGCAGTAATGTCCCTTTAAACCGGCGCCTAATTAATAACAATACGGTGTCAGAAAATTGGAGTTCTCTCATGTCTCTTACCGTCACCCGTTCTAACGGGACTTCCGATATCCCCTTTTCGCTTCAACAGAATAACGGGACTCAGAAGGTCTTTGTGAACCCTGCTGCTTCGGCTGCTGAGCCGGAGCGCATTGTTCTCCAGTCCTTCCTACGCCCGGTCGGTGCCAAAGGCACTGACAAGTTCCTCTTGCAGGCCGAAAAGGTCTACATTGAGGATACAACTGGCAACACCATTTTGGTGCGCGCCAAGTTGGAACTTTCTATTCCGAGAAGTGCTGAAAGCGGACTGGCCACGTCTGTGGCCGATCAGTGCGCTTTCATCAAGTCGCTGTTGACTGCTGCGAATATTACCTCCATGATCGCCGGGGTTCTGCCTGCAGAGGCAGATTACCACGTCGATATCTTCAACCCGGCTTAACAACCAGGATGAAGGTGATGTAATACCGCTTGGTCTTGCGACTAGCGATATTGGATTGACGGCAAAGTGACCTTAAGAGAGAGCAAGGAGGGCAACCCATTCATGGGGGACCTTAATACTTTCCTTGAGCGCATTGCCGCACTCCGTCAAGCAATCGCTGATGACGGAATGCTGAACGGAGTTCCTTTCCGTAACGAAGACCTAGCCCATTTAGCTGAGAGGCTAAAGGGCGAAGGTTCTAGCTTTGTCAAGGTTACCCTACCATTATTAGGTAAGGCCCTCGATGCAGCTTTGATTCATGGAGCATTCAATTGCCCTATGAACTTTGCTACGCGGAAGGGTACTCGACTACCGAAGTTCCTGTATTCTGTGTTTTCACAGATACTGGATGACGCAGGTATCCTCCGTTCGGCGCCTTGTATTACTTCCATATACTTCCTAAGGCAATTCTTGCTGTTGGACGGGAAGCTCATCGCTGAGCCAACGCCCGATCAGAAAAGGATTGCCGTGAACGGGTTTAAGGATCGTCAGGCTAGGCTCGGTAAAACGCGCCTACCCAAAGATCACCCCGTATTGCAGAGGGCTCAACGCCTTCTGACTAGGATGCTCAAAAGATGTGACCTCAGTAACATTCATCCTGGGCATGGCCCAGGTGGTGTTGCTGAAGGTTACACCCGCTTTGAGCGGTGGGATTTTCGCGTTTGGCCCTCGCGGGCTGAACGTTGGTATCCCTACCATGTATATGGGTCTCAGTCCTTTCAAGCCCTTTGTCAACAAGGTGCACCAGTCATGGTTAAAAATTCCGTGACGAAATGTTCCCTGGTTCCGAAGGACTTTAAAGGTCCTCGCTTGATATCCTCTGAAAGTGCTGCTACGCAGTACTTACAGCAGGGTCAAATGAAGTTGTTAATGCAATTTGTAGACAATCATTGGTTAATGTCACGTTCGATAAAATTCCGGGATCAAACCTGGAATCAAGCGAAGTGTCATACGGCCTATGATGACGGAGTCGCGACGCTCGATTTATCGAATGCGTCGGATACCGTGTCAGCTGCTCTCGTATGGTACCTCCTTTCAGGGGTACCGAAATTACGATCTCAGCTATTCTCTACTCGCTCCCAATACATGGATGTAGATGGTGAGCGAGTGAGGATTACTGCATTTTCTCCAATGGGTTCAGCAGTATGCTTCCCAGTCGAGACACTTGTCTTTTGGGCGCTTACAATGGCGTCCGTGAGATTCGTGCAACATCATTGGAGTATGAGTGGTCTAAACAACCCCGTTGGATCGAAAGATCCCATGCTCCCAAGCGAATCTGAGATGGCATCAGCCATCGCAGTTTTCGGAGACGATATTCTCGTCCCAGATTATGCTTTGGCAGTACTCATTGGGACCCTAACCGAGGTTGGTTGTGAAGTGAATCAGGATAAAACCTGCCACCAAACGCCCTTCCGCGAGTCTTGCGGTTCCGAGTACTTTGATCACACTGATGTTGCAATAATTCGCAACAGGAGATATGATTATGATGTCAGTAAAAAGCTCATCAGCAACCCCGTCTTGCTTGATCTACAAAGGAAGTTCTTCCTTTGCGGGTTATACAATACGGCTGCACTTTTGCGTCAGTGGGCGATTTCAATATCGCCAACTATTACGCAAATACCGAATGGAGTCTTGCGACTCCTTGATTCCCACGGAATACTCTTTACGACAGTCGTCCTTAGCGGGACGGCAATCTTTAGAACTATTCCAGGGGACTTCGAACCTGAAGATTGGCGAGATAGTCTGTTGGACTGCAATACTGCAGTTCCGTCAGGCATTTCAAGAATCTTGCGGGATCTCGGCACCTTCGACGATCTATGCTGTGCTTTCGGGAGCGAATCTTCACTTAGTAGTGGAGTGCGCACCCGGTACAACAAAGATCTTCAAAGAATGGAGTGCAGACTCCCTCGTATTTTTCAACATACGAGAGAGTGGCCGTCCCAACAGTCAGTCTGTACCAGTGGTTCCCGTGAAGAACGGGGCACTGCAAAGTCAAATAGATTCGTACCTGGAGAGGCACGACCTATAGACCTAGAGACAGGCTATCCGCGATTGTTAGCGCGGTTAGTTGGCGACGAAGTTGAACGGATTGCCATCCGCACCAATTTATTGGTGAAAATGGCATGGTCGGAACTTCCCTGGACATTAGTCTCTCAACTAATTCCTCGGTAGAACCCAGGGTGACAGGCTCAGCTTCCTCCTTTCTTA